GCTGATAATGCTACAAATCACCTGTTCGTTAGGACTGGTGTTAGCGTATTACCGTTGACCACAACAGACATTGGTCTGTTCAACTTTGGTACATTGACCCCGTTGCCCGCCAACACCACGTTGGGGGAACTATGGGTTACGTACGACGTTGAGTTGTTTCGACCTCGTATTTCTCCATTGAGATTTGGATATTTCCATTCCTCATTGACTTTGCCGATTTCATTGCCTTTAGGTTCTATTGTGTCAGGAGATTACACAGTCAATAGAGCCATAGTTGCAAACGGGTCCGCGACAGATTTTATTATGTCGCCATCAACGTCGACATTGTCATTGATTGGAGCTGATGTAGGCGACGTTTATATGATTACTGTTACATATGTCGGTAACGTTTCTGGTGGGCAAAACATAGCTGCCGCCTTTACTGGTTGCACTCAGCTATTGGTGTATCAAAATTACACGACATCGGGTGTTGGAGTTAGTTCCACAACCGGTGCGTCTTTTGATGCCATTATCAAGATCGATACCAATATCACCGCACCGACTATTACGCTTTCCACGAATACGGTTGGAGGTGCTGCAACATCGTCCATGGACATCTTTTTGTTGAACATCGGTAATGGTTTCACCGCCGCTTCTTTGTAAAGGTCATCGTTGCGAACAATCTTAATTTTCTTTGGGCGTGTTGCCCATAATAATTTCAACACACAGGGCATGCTACCCACAATAATTTAGCATGAGGGGTTGTGATTACCCATTGGTTTTGCGCCATAAACAAAATTTAGCAGTTTTTGAGGCTAAACATGATAAAGAAGAATCAAATTACAATAAAATTGTACATAATATTCCATTTTATATTTTCGCGTAGGCAAAACGCAATAGAAATTTCCCCGGTGTACTAAACCGAAATCAATTGTAGTGGGGCCGCACTCATCATACGTGCGCAAATTTACCGGAGCCTGTCTTTATGACACCAAGAGGACAAGCAGGAGGAGCTTGTGGTAGTGTTTTTATATAAATTTTTGCAGAAGAAAATTTAAGTCCGACATAAAGCGGGTG